TATCAATAATATTATTGGCACGAAGAATTGACATGAAGGGATAAGAATCATTCTTTCTATGAGTAAGTCTCTCTTCTTCAATCATCCAATCAACTTCACCATCTACAAGATAAGCAACAGATGCGTCGTGAGAAATGTTAATTGAAAAAATATTTTTTACATCCCCAATCTTAATTTGAGTTGGTGACTGTGGAGGGGATTGGTTCATTTTCTTTCTTACAAACCTCTTAAATGGTGATTCAAATGACTGATTCATAGACCCAAAATCCTATCAACATCCTCCATCCTGATAGTATATGTGCCAGGATTCTGCACCGCTACTGCTGCTGCCTTGTTTGCAAAAGCAATAGACTCTTCCATAACAGGGAGTTGAATATAATAAAATACTAGAGCAGCAAGGAATGTATCTCCCGCTCCAGTGACATCAAAAGTTCTTACAAGATCATTACAAGGAAACTTTTTACTATTCCACACAGCACCCTCGGCACCGAGAGTAACAATCATATTCTCTCCATTAGGAATGTTACTAGAATCTAATTCCTCAAATTCTTTCTTATTTATCTTGTAGACAACATTACTAAACTGAGTGGGTAGTTTAGTTTTCTTAGTGTCAACAAATACTTTTGTGTTCGGATATCTACCAGCAACATAACTAATAGTCTCAGTGTCGGGTAGATATCCTTTGTTATAGTCAGAGATTACAATCGCATCATAGTTATCATGTAATAATGCCATTTGCAACTGAGATGGATGCAATGGTTTTACATTAGACTCAGAGTCCACTCGGACTATCTGCTGACCACTTTTCTGATCAATATATCTCGTCTTCTTTAGTAACTCTGTATTGCATAAGAAGTTTACCGTGATGCCAAGCGACTCTAGATTCTGCTTAACATTACCTGCCATACCAGCAGCAGTATCGATACCAGACTCAACAAGAACAGGTACAGGTGCTTCTGGACTCAGACGATCACAGTCTCCATAGACCCACTCATCGGTACAATTATCCCCGATCAATAATACTTTGTATTGTTTTGCTAGTTGCATAATTTTCTAGACGATCAAAGAATTTCAACTCAGCGGCATGCATGGATCCGATAACTGTTTTATCTTTCCAATCTGATCCCACTATCATTGTATCAGGTTCATATGTTTTTATCAAGTTCTCTAGTTCTTCATCACTAGAGAAAGAGAAAACTTTATCTACAGACTTAAGTGCCAGTAGCATTACTTGTCTATCTAGACACGAATTGACAGGTCTAGATTCACCTTTCATCTCTCTAACTCTAGCGTCAGTGTCGATAGCGACAGCAACTTCATCACCGAGAGACCTTGCATAATCTAAGAGAGCAAGGTGCCCACGGTGGAGAACATCGAATGTCCCATTAACAAATACTTTAGTCATTGCTCATAGTAATCAACTTACCATACTCAGGGAGATATAAGTATTGGATCTCAGAATAGTACAGAGTGCGAACAGCATCATCAAGAGTTTCTACTAATGGTTCTCCACCAAGATTGAAAGATGTATTAAAGATGATAGGACACTCAGTCTTCTCATAGAATTTTTTAATAATATTATAATAGTTTTTGTTCTGCTCTTCAGTCACAGTTTGAATACGACAAGTATTGTCAACATGAATGATCGAAGGAATCTTTTCCTCAATCCCTGGTTGACAATTCACCGCGTACATCATGTGCGGAGTCTCTTCCATGCCACGGAGATCAAACCATTCATGTACATGTTCCTTAAGAATTGATCCAGCAAAAGGACGGAAGAACTCGCGATGTTTGACAGAGTTAACATGATCCTTTCCGTCTGGATCACGAGGATCATACAGAATAGAACGATTACCAAGAGCACGAGGACCAGACTCAGATCTACCTTGGAAAAGAGCAACAATATTTTTGTTGGTGATAAGGTCAACTACCTTCTCATCATCTGCCTCTTCTACGATAGCACCATACTTATCTGCAGTGTCAACAATCTGTTCCGTAGAGTAGTCATGCTGTGGTCCTAAGTATAAACTCTCACCAAAGTCTCTAACTTTAGCATCCTTAGTTACTCTATGGTATTGATACAAAGCAGCACCGATAGCAGTTCCTGCATCATTACTAATTGGTTCAGCGTAGATAGTGATACCTTCATCTTTCAGTTGATCAAGATAGTAATAGTTTGCCATGCAGTTCAAACCATAACCACCAGAGATTGCCACATTGTTGATACCAGTAAGATCTACTGCAAACTTAATCAAGTCACAAACTTTTTCTTGTGTCTCTGTTTGAACTTTGTACGATAGATCTTTTCTACTCTTCAACCTAGTATAATCTTTAGGTTCAACACCTTTAGGGGTCAACAACTCAGTGCTACAGAAGTCATTAACAATTGCAGCGTTAGGATATGTTGGAGTAATAAAATTATTATTAGCTGGAGCGTAGAAACTAGCAGAGTTTAGATTGGGGTTGAAAATGTTTGGGATATTATCATTCGGTTCTCCGTAAGGAGCAAGACCCATTGTCTTACCTGCTTCGATAGCCTGGAACCCATTGTATTGTGTTACTGCCTCATATGTTTTTACGATACCAGCAGTAGAATCTGCAATCACAATAGATTGTCCATCATCATCTGGATCAAGAACTTGATTCTGGAATTGAGTCTCGATAAGAAGATTTCTAAAATTATTACCACCTAAGTGCTTGTACTTAACAGAGATACCATCTGGATATGAGCAACTGAAAATACTTTCAGTCTCCCAGAGCATAGTTTGTCTGCCATTTGAATTGTGATCAATGAATGTACCAGCACCATCAACAACTAGAGAAACTGCATTAGAAAATCCAGACCGATAAAATGAACAAGCAGCATGAAGTTTATGGTGGACATTACCGAGGTCGATGACCTGAGGGTGTGGAGTATCTTGTCCTGTATGGATTCCAATCAGTTTAAGTTTCCTTGCCAGACCAGTATAGGGATCTTCCCCAGAATAATCTAGAGTTCCTAGTTGACCACTCTGACTCATCAGTTGAGTGTGAGCAATGACAAGGTAATCTAACCTATCAGTATACTCTTTGATCTTGAGTAGTGATAGAAGAGGACCACCGTCATACTTTACTCTGGTGAGTCTTTCTTCTTCGATAGCAAAAACAATCTCACCATCTTTTAATAGACAAACACCAGCGTTATGTCCGCGAGTGATGCCAGCAATCCATTGACTCATTTTCCAAATCCTTTAGATGTGTTTTCTTCTACGGCAACGGTGCCAGAATATTTTTTAGGTTTACCTAGTCTCTTCCTACATGAAGTAATAACTTTTTGAATATCATCCTTTGTCATTTCCATACACTCATCATTCATCATGTCCTGATAGTCTTCCGTTGTCAATCTAATTGGAGAGAAGATTCTATTCTCTTCACCAAGATCAATTATATCAAACGAAGGATCTCCAGGGTAGGAAATATTAATAGGATAAGTGGATCCAATTACAGCGGTAGCAGTAGTTCCAACTGCCTTTGCAATGTGCTGTCCAACAGAATCACATCCTAAGAAATGATCTGATTGTTCAATGATACCTGCCCAAACTCTAATGTCTGCCTGTGGCCATCCACATGGAGTTCTACTAGCATCTACATCAATAGGGAATTGAAACTCACTCATGATGATGACACCATAGTCCTCTCTGAGATTGTTAATAATCTCAACCAGATAACTCAAGTGAAAACTTCTAGAGGTTGGATCAATAATATACTGACCTTCTACCTGCACACCTCTACCAAAAGGTTGAATGACAACGACTTTATCTTTACCAGTCTTTGCCTTGACCTCTTCTACAGTATTGATTGCAGCGATTGCTTCTGCTTTTGAAAGTTTAATCTTAGGTGCAGGCAGATCTCTGGGTTCATCTAACCCATTGATTTCCATGTCAAATGCTTGAGCAATACTACATTTTTGATTGTAGTAGTGCCACATTCTATATGGTTCTGGAGTGACACAATCTCTATCTTTGATCTTATCTTCAAAGAGATTTTTGTGCCAGTTATCGTAAGTATATTTGTGGAGGACTGGATGTGCCTTATAAAAATTCATCCCACCTTCAGCAACAATCACAAAGTCATCGTGATTTTCTGCGTACTTTTCTAGAGCAGGAATGGAAGTAATTACTCGACCAGCACCACCATTAATAAAGAATGCTTTCGCTCTCATACTGTTTAGGTCACCAAAGTATATAGTTAGATAAAAAGAACCTGCGCTAACCTTTCTGTGGTGGTAAACGCATCTTCACTGTACCACTGAGCATGTAACTGATCAGCTTCATAGAGAATACATCTATTATACACCATTTCAAACTCTAACTCAACCTCCCATCCATCTTCTTGATCAAATTGCCATTTATTCTTTGCGTGTTCGTTGAAGTATGTTTCTACTCCTGGTTGCAATGTTCGTGTACTCTGCTTCCCAGACATGGAATATAATCTAGTTCCACCATTACATTCTTCAGGAGTATTCAAATATATTACAGCACCAAAGTGTACACCATAGGCATCTGTATGAGGATATCCACCGCCAGGATCTCTGGTCGTGGAATTCATCACATTACATAAGAAGTTAGTCTTATTCCAATTCTCTTCCCACTTTTCCTCATCAATTTCTGTTACCCAAAGTGGTTGATTCTTTAGGTTATCAAAAGTGGGTTTAAGATTTTCCCTAACTCTAGAATCTTCCTCATAAATTCTCCAACCAGGAAGACCAGACATTAAGTTAGGTCTGTCTTGCAGATTACAACCAAGAGCGTATTCTCTAACAGAGTCTGGATCCTTATAAAAGTTATCTATGATTAATGCATTCCTATTCTCTGCACCAATCTCACTGACAAGAGTAATGTCAACTTTATCATTCAATTCAAACATAAAATCCTCACATACAAAAAAATTCTGGGAAAATTTTTTCCCAGAATCTGTAAACTAAAATTTGATTTTGATTCAGGGGTTGAGAGCGCCACCCTTTTCATCAGGTGCAATAGGCCACTCGATGAGATAGGTAGAGGTTCCAATTCCTGACCAGTTGGAAGGAAGATCTCTTAATTTCTTTCTGTAATCAATCCAAGGTTGCTTGACTGCATCAGGCATGTCCTCATTAATTTTAGTGTCGCTGTTAGAAAGCATGTTATTTCTAGCATTTCTAACCACAGTCCAGGAATATTGTTGAGTCTCTCCACTACTAGAGGCGAGATCAACATCGTCATACCTAAAGGAAACACCAGACCACTCTTTCTTTACAACATCATAGTACATAGACCGAGGATCAATCGCTTCTGTGAAGCAAAGTGGATCCATGATGTTAGGATTAGGTGCAGTGGGATCTCCACATTCTACATCCATTCTATCAGGATCATATTCTTGACCCCATAAGTTGAGAGCATGTAAGGGATGCTCTTCAGCATCTAACTTAACTTCTACACAGTCAACAGGGCAGGGCATAAATCCACTCGGATCATCCCAGTCCCATATACCATGTGATCCAGGTTGCTCGATGACACCATTCTCATCGGGAAGTTGCCACCTAGTTTTAAGGTATCTAGGACCCTTGTAGGTAGCAATTCCTACCTCCGTATCGTCTTGCACATCGCCACAATACTCTGTGGGAACAGGGAAGAGAACAGTCTTAGTAATTTCGTTGGTAATTGTATACCCAACGGTAGTTTTAATACGATCCATTGCCATGGGATTGATTCCTCCTTAATTATTCCCAGTATTGGACAACAACGAGTCCGCCCTGACCAAATCCGCCCCAGCAGCAGGATCCGTCATTAAAGGGAGACATGCCAGCACCACCAGGGAAGAATGACTGACCTCTGCAACACCCTTGAGCGTTTCCTGTAGAACAAGAGTCATCACCCGTGGTTGTAGGAGCACCCCAAGGACCAACGCCACCGCCAGTCTGAGGATACATCGTGCCCATACAGTAAGAGTTGTTGAATTTCTTACCGTGTACACCTCGGATACCGAAACCATCTACAAAGCTAGGACCCTGAGTATGTGCTGCTTGTACATTTCGTGGACAAGAAGTTGTACTGATACAAACATTACACTGAGATTGGTGCGAACATGCGTAGCAGAAACCAGCACACTGGTGCCAACCCCAAGATCCACCCTCAGCGCAGAAGTTACTCATTCCACCTGCGCCATTATCTACAGGAATAACGAATGAAGTACATCCTTTTGTGCCGCAGCAGTTGTAAGCGTGAGAGTAACCGCAGCAAGAGCAGTTGCTGTTACCGCCAGCACAGATCGTATAACGACTGGATCCAGGAGTGAAGTGATTGCAATGAGCAAAGATGGTTTTGGTTGCGTAAGATCCCGATCCACCTGCAGGACCATTAGCACAACAAACACCAGGAGCTCCGCTACCACCACCACCAGTCAGTTCAAATCGAACTGTGGTTGCTCTAGCAGGAACTGTCCAGAGAAGACAGCAACCTGGGGTAGAAGCACCGTAGTGATTACTTCCATCAAACAGGAAGAACTGGTGAGCAACACCAGTAGAGAGACCTACAACCTGTCCAGGTCCCAATGAACTGGGAATGACAGCTGCGTCCCCCTGAATCTGCTTATAACTTTGATAATTTGCCATTACTCTTAATCGTAAATGGTGGATTCGTATTAGTATTTATGAAAAACATTATAAAAATAAAGGGAGGTCGCCCTCCCCAATCGAAGAATCAGATGGTGATGATTCTCCAACCTTGTGATCCATCGTAGAAGACCAATTCAAAGGCAGCACCCTCAGTGGATACAACCATGTCTGCCGTGTCACCCATGATTGGGTTGCCGTTTCTATTAATGGTCAGGTTATTGGAATCAAATGTGTCAGCGATGTCGAAGATTCTAATCGAGTCGCCCTTGACGGGAGATGCAGGTAGTGTAATGGTAAATGCACCACCAGAGGTGTTACAGAATGCCTGCTGTCTATTGGTAAGGGTCGTACCGTTACCCGATACATCCACATTAGCGTATGCACCCAGAGGCAACCAAGCACCACCGTTATAGAATTCAAATCCATTTGCGTCGGTGTCGTAACGGAGACCACCTTCGATCAGGTCAACGCCAGTCGGGCGAGATGCTTGAGCACCACGCGGGGGAACCAGGATACCAGAGGTGACATCCATCTTACCGCGAGTCAGGAATCCACGGACTGCTTTCTCAGTAGGAGAAGCAGAGTTGGAGTCGCCTGCCATAGTCTCGTCAGACGAGAACTCGTTAATTGCTTCACCAATCTGACCACCAATAGCACCCAGTCTCAGTTCCGTCAAACCAGACAGGTTGAAGGCGGAAGCGTCCAGGGTAGCAGCACCAGTCAACTGGTTAACAGAGAAGAACTCACCAACTCTGAAGTTACCACCTTGGTCAGTAGAGACGAAGAAGATCTTACCAGAGTTCTGAACATTAGTTTCGTTGCCCTGAGAGGCTGTGTTCTCATTTACATTCGGGTAACCAGTGTCAGCAGTGTTACCAGTACCGATCAACAGGAAGTCATGACCCGTGAGACGAACCTTAGAGAAGTCCGTTCTCATCGTGAACTCTTGATCATCGAGCGAGGCAGGTGCGGAACCTTTACCAGGAGCGATGTTCAGAGTAGCACGACCAGTGGCAGAGTCATAGTTAGTTGCAGTTCTGATGATGTACACACCAGTGTCAGAGTAACCCATACCTACAGTGGTGAATCCAAGAGCGTCACCAACAAGAGGCGTCGTGCTCAGACCAGTAACCTCAAGGAGAATATCTTTCTGACCAGAGACTGCGTTGGAAGCAGACTTGACCTGGAATCTACCAGTTGCACCAGCACCAACAGAGTCAGTCTCAACATATTCGCCAGGAGTGAAGACGGTAGTACCAACACCAACAGCACCGTTAGCACCATCAGGGTTACCGAAACCACTGTCATACTTGAAGTAGATCTGCTCACCAGACTGCTGATCGTTAGTGATGACAGCACGAGCACCCGATACAGTACCACGCATCGTAGCACCAACGGAAAGCGTACCCGCTACCTGACCAACAACGATCTCCAGTTTGTCACCGAAGAGGCGACCAGTTCTTGCAGTCTCAAGGGTGGAGAAACCAACCGCGACAGCACCGTAATCACCGTAGGAGTTGTTACCAGACAAGGATCTGATCTCAGAACCATCGTCAGAAACATAACCGAAGGAGCAATAGTATGTGAAGGAAGAAACGATCTCAGCGAGAGCATCGTCTTCTAACCAGTAACCCATACCATCGGAATGAATGTGGGTGAAGGCATCGAAGACCATCGACTTACCGCCTTTACCTTCAGGTTTGCCCTGGTGGACACCACCCTCAATCATGACACCGATTGCACCACCGTGACCAGTGCCATCAGTAGCTACATCAGAGAAAGCAGTACAGTCTTTGATGTAAGGAGAGCGATCAAGGATCGGAGTCTCAGGGTTCAATCTGAAGTAAATACCACAACCAGTGGTGCCAACACCAACCTTAGGACCCCAGAGGTCAGTATTGAATGGATCATTTGCATCGTATCTGAAACCACACAGACCTTTAAGGGTCAGTGCTTGAACCGTACAGGAATCAGAGACGAAGAACATGGTCGAACGATTGTTCGGCGTGATTCCATCGTAGGAAAGACCGTCATCAGGTTCGACAATTGTACCTCTAAGAACATCACCAGCGATGTTGAAGTTCTTGGGCAGAGTAATTGGAAGTTGCTCTCTGAATACACCAGCAGAGAGTTTCAGGATAACTGGAGATACATCAGTTACAGTACCGCCACTCACATAATCGTGAGCGATGGTGGAGATACCAACATTGGTTACGAAGGTATTGGAGTCAGTAATAGAGTTAACTCTGAAGAAGAATCCTTGTGTACCGTCAGGGAAGATGGTAGTTGTGACACCAGAGTGTGCAGAAGCACAGGTCATTGAGATGCCAACCAGTTTTACCTGACCGTTGGGGAACAAACCGTGACCAGTTGCGGTGATCGTTGCGATACCAGTGGACTCGTCATAAACAAAGCCACTAACTGGTGCAACTTTCTGTGCAGCAGTAGAAGCGTATGAGATCTTAGACCATGCTGCGTCAGGAGTAAGACCAGTATTGTTGTTGTTGCCCTGCTGAGCATCAACATAGTAAACCTTGGTACGAATACCAGGATACTCCCAAACAATCTCATCGCTAGAAGATACTTTCAGGAATGTACCTTGAGTACCAATACCTTGTCTGGTTGGACCAGTTGCATTTCTAGTGAGAAGGTCACCTTTAGTTGTCAGCAGTGCTGCGCTGTCACCGATAGCAAATGCCTGCCACATTGTGACGGCAGTACCAGGAGTGACATTGAAGTTAGAAGCAGCAACCGAGACATATGCTGAGGAAGAATACTCAACAAGGTCACCGATTTCATAATACTTGGTGGCATCATAAGTGCCATTCCAGTTTTGACCACGAACTGCCAAGGACCAACCATTGACACCAGTGTCAACGGAAGTAATTCCAAGACCAGTTGGTCTCTTATCAGTATTGATTAAAGTATGATCGGCAATATAAGTATTACCACCCAGAGTTACTGTCTCGCCTCTGGAATATGTCTGAGCAGGATCGTATGTACCAGCACCACCAGTACCGATACCACCAATCAGCAGTGACCACTGATCAGTATTCTCTGCAGGTGCTTGACCATATGGGTTAGTACCGATAGCAACATAAGCAGCACCGTCATACTCAACGATGTCTCCTCTTTCGTATCTGGTAGTAGCACCATACTTAAGTTGGTTAGCAAAACCTTCGGAGAAGGTAGCAAAGTTTCCACCAGGAGGATAGAAACCATCCGAACCAATACCCGCTAAGTCATGAGCGGATGTGGAAATGCCCTGCATTGTGTAGTCTGCAGGGACTTGGAATGGGGTGGTACAACGATACTGGTAGGGACCGTAGCTAACAACAGCGTTGATACCATAGTAAGTGT